CAGCCAAGCCTCTTACGGCGTTAGCTTTTGTTAGTGCTACAAGTCCAGCTGGTATACTTATGATTCCAGTAGCTGCCGCACCTTTTGCTGCTAGTACTGTGCCAGCTGCAAGAGATCCAAAATGTACTAGACCTCTTAGCTGTTTACCCCACCATGTTTTGGTTTCTATAGGGTTATCATATGAGTCAAACGGAGTCCAATCTGGTTTATATGTACCAGTTGTTTCTCGTTGCTCTTGCATTTCACCTGATAATGCGTCAACTGTACGCTCAGGAAAGGTTGCAATCGAGGATGCAGTGTCTTGTAAGCCACCTGATAGAATGGACTGACCCTCTTTTATAAAAGCTTTAGCACCCCATGTTTCAGAGTTTCTAGGATCCTCTTGTTGTGCTAATGCTTGTTCTTCTTTTTGTTCAGCTTGTTGTTCTACTGCTTGTTTCTGAGCATCTTTCTCTTCGAGTTCTTTTAGATACTCTTCCATTTTGTCAGCAGCCAAATCTAAGCCTTCACGATCTATATAGGAGTCGCTCATCTACCCTCTCTTGCTTTTTTTACTGCGGGAACTTGTTTCAGTTCCTCTATGGTTGTTGGTTCTATATCATTGGGCCCATAACCAAAGACCTGTTCTCGTTCTATTCGACCTGATCTTAGTGCTTTCTTATCTCCCTTATTTCTTGCTAGTTGTAGTTCTGCCTGTTTTTGTGCTTCTTTACCCTTTTTAGCTAGACGTTCTTTTTCAAGATCACTAATTAGTATCTTAGCAACTTCTTGATCTAGGTTCTGAAACTGTGCAAAGTAATTGTTTTCTAAGTTAGGAAATGTAGCATTTACAGCTCTTATTTCTTCTTCATTAAGTTTGAGAAGCTTACCAAAATTTTTTGTATCTTCTGTAATTGCACCACGTATTGCGTTTGATTTACGATTAGCGTTCATATTCATCAAACTTATAACAGCAAAACTCTGTGCATCTTCGTTAAATGGTTTATTGTAATCTATCAAACCAAGTCTATCTAAGTCAAGAATCATATCAGTTGACATATTGTACATACCAAAGTTATCTGACCCTCTTTTAGCTAAAGCAACGACTTGGCCACCATCAAGACTATTTAGATTCTGCCTAACAGAAGTATTACCGTGACGATTAAATTCAAACTGATTAGCATTTTGACCACCACGTTTTTCTTGTAACATGGTTAGATATTCTGCAAAGTCCTGTTGCTCGCCAGTACGCATATTACGAAATGCTTTCTGCTCACTAGGAAAGGTCTTCATATCGTTTTCTTTTTTGAAGTCCTGTAGTATCTTAGCATAAGGATCAGTTAGTTTAGTATCAGCATTATATAAACCTAGAGTAACAGCACGATCATAAATAGCTTCTGCACCACTTAGTATTCTAAAGCCACCTTTACCATCAGGCACACGAATACGTAAAGCTTTATAGTATGCTTCTAGCTCAGTATGTCTGCTACCACCACTATCAACATAATCAAATAGCTTATCTACTGGCTCAGTCTTAAATGCTTCTTGCTTTTTAAATAACTCAGGATTTTTGGCAAGTTGTTTACGTAATGCGATTACATCACCTACACCAGCATCAGTTAGTTTTACTCTTTCTTTTGCTCTTGCTACATACTTGTCATAGTTTTTTTGTAGTTCATCAAGTATGGTATCTCTGTATTGTTCATATGTCTGAGTTCCACGACCTTCAGCTACCTCAAAAAGATCTAAGTTTTTACCATCTGGCCCAATAAACTTTTCTCTAAAATCAGCTTTCATTAACTCTGCTACACGCTTATCAGTCAGAGAAAACTTACTTGTATCTCCTTGTAGCTCTTCTTCGTCAGCAATAAGTGTGTCTATCAACTTATCTGTATCAGCATGTTTGCTTGCATACTTGTCAGCAACTAATACTTGTTTATCTCTTGAACCACCTGTATGTGTTTCTTTTAGACCACTTAGTAGAAGTTTTGGTATCTCAGTTTGACCGGGTATATAAAATGGCTGTTGCATAAAGTCATTTATAAGACCTCCTACTTGTGAATCTTCTAGTCCTATAATACCTTTTTTCTTATTTTCTTGTATTAGTGGTATAACGTTTTTATTTACAAAGTTATTTGACTCTATAATGTTCTGAGCATCTTGATTATTTACAGCATCTTTTTCTACTTCTGTGATAGCCTTAGATAGTCTGTTAATCCTACCCTGTACTCTTGCAGCAAAAGCCGTACCGTCAGTCTGCTGTTCTAGATATGCTTCATAATTATCATACTTCTTACCGTTCTGGTCATAATATTCTAAGTTCTGATATATCTCTCTAGCTTCCATCGGTAATATCTCACCGTCTTTGACTAGCTGTGCAATACGATCATAGACATAATCTGTTGCTTTCTGTCTATCGCTTTGAAACTTCTCTTCTGCTACTTGATGTATAACACCTTTGTCTGCATAGAACGTAGAGTCACTTCTTGTACCCTCTGTAGTAAGTATATTAGCACCTTTGACACTTTCAATAATTCTATTGTCAAGTATCTTTTCTTGCTGTGTTAAAACCTTTTCTCGTAAGTTTGCACTCCAACCTCTGCGTTGTACTTCTATATCATCAAAGAGTGGTTTTGCAACATCTTTAACAAATAAACGCATAAATCTAGGATCAGTAGGATCTCTACCATTAGCTAGTTCGTTAAAGGCAACAGTTCTAACAAAAGAAAACAACGCTTTTTGTGCATTGTCCATAAACTCAACTTCAGTAGTAGAGTCTAATGTACCGTTACTATTAATAGTATCAGTTAATGCAGCTTTTCGTTCAAGATAATATTTTAAATTTTGTCTAACTGGCCCATCTAACTCTTCTTCAGAAACAATACCCTGTACTAACTCTAGCTTTTCTCGTTCGCCTATATCGTCAAAGTATATGCCACCTTTTGCCTTAGCTTCAGATAGCTGATACTCGTTTCTTGCGTCGTTAAACTCTTCGTTAGCTGCACCAAACTTATCAAAAATTTGATCTGTTAAAGTTTTACTTAACTCCTCAGCTTCTGCGGCTTGACTCTTTTTTCTAATTTGATTTACACTGCCTATGATGCTTTCTATTGCATTTAGTCGTTTATCAAACTTACTAGCCGCTAACTCTTCGAGTTCAACCATTTGGTCAAAGAACTGCTTGGTGTCTTTGATGTTGTCGTCTATCTGCTTATTGACTGACTCAGTCATGTCAGCTTCTGTATTTAAGTAATTAGTGTTACTTATATCAGGAACTTGATCTCGTGGCGTACCAACGACGTTCTGAAATGATGATGTCATTATGCTTTAAATCCTGAGTAAATGCTTGCTATAGAGCTTGCAATGCTTAACGCACCTGTTAATCTATCTGTAGGTGGTAACATTACAGGAGCACCGTATGCAGCTGGTATGCCTAGCTTTTCTCTAGCTCTAGCATTTGCGGCTTGAAACTTACGTGTAGCTCCTGTTTGAGCGTACGCCATGTTTCTACCAAAGTTATTTGCTGTTATATTTTCTATTTCTCCTTGCTGTCTCAGTAAGTTTCTGTACTGAGCTCTACCAAATCTGCGACTTCTACCGCCTTCATTTACTTTTTTACCAGCAAAGTATTTGGCAGCAAGTGCTTGGTTTCTAAGACGACCCTTACCTTGAGTATATACAGCTCTAACATAAGCGTCACTGAGGTCACGACTGTAACCTACAACATTTCTATTTTGGGCTCTCTGTAAGCTGGTTTCTTTGTTGAAGAATTGTAGTTTCTTCTGTGCAAATACAGCGTCTTTTTCACGAGCCCTTTGTCTGGCAGCTCTTCTAGCTCCAGCATTAGCATCTACGCACACGGCAAAATTCTATAAAAGGTATACTATTTGGCCCATGCTCATACTTACGTAAGAACTTGAAGCCTAGAAACTTTAACAATCTAAGATGTGCTTTGTTTCTACTATCAACTATATTCCAAAGGAGAGACTCAGGACGGCTATCGACATACCGTTTGGCCTCTCTTGCGAATGTAATTGGGTATCGGTGTATATCAGGGGTGCAGAGCATCCATATATCACCTTCTTCTCCTACTCCGGCCATGCCAGCAGTCTTGCCGTCAGGCACTGTAAAATACACGTAGGAGCGATTCTGAGTCATTAGAATTGGAAGATCGGTAGGATCTATCCCATGACCCTCTACGACCTCTCTGAGGTCATCTGGACGGAGGTTAGAGGCCACTTCTGTAGCAGCCTCCACTGTGATTGGGTGTATGTAATTAGACACGTTGATAAAATCTGGGTGAATAGTCACCTTCCCAAGACAACGCACGTAGCGTAGCTGGGGCTGGGTGTGTTGATTTGAGTGTTATTTCTACATTCGTGTTTTTTTCGTAGACTGGGACAGTCTTGATAAACTCTTCGAGATATGGTGCATCAGAGACTTTATACTCGTCGAGCTGTGTTGACTCATAGACTTCTGTGTAGTCAGTTTTGCCAACTCGTTTAAGTGTTGTTTCATAAAGTCCTATCTTACCAAAATGTAATTTGATTCGATGTAATACTAACGATGAGTTTACATCTGACTCAGGTTTGTCACCCGCCATTTTCATAGGGTAGAATGTAGGAAATTGTATTTCGTAGTCATAGATGTAACCTATTGTAAGTGTCACACCAGACCAATTACCGGGTACAGTAAAGCTTGTACCTGATACAGTAGGTTTTGCATACCGACCAACACGTGTTGATGCAGTATTTGTGTCAATCACTACTAAATCGTAGTTAGGGGATGTGACTGTATTCAGCCAACCCACACCACTGAAGGTTGTGGTATTTGCAGCTGCGTCAAAGCTGCCACCGCTAACAGTAGTATGATTATCCACATGAAGTAAGAAGTCGACATTGTCTTGTACTATACTAGGATCTTCGGTTGTTTGTACTAATCTTATCTTTTGTAAATAGTAATTACTATCTAGAAAGTAGTACTCATCATCTATAATAAAATGATATAATACAGGTTTATTTAGTTTCCATTTGAACCATGCTGCTTGCTGTCTTTTATCAGCAACGTTTAAATACTTATATCCGTATACTATACAGTCAGCTGCATTAGACTTACCAAATAAAATAATACCATTTTCTCTAGAGTTGGTTAGTAAATCTATATCTTTAGGTAATGTTGTAGGTATAATTTTACTTACTTCTACCACAGAAGGTTCGCCTTCTCTAGCTATGTTTGCCATTTCATTGAAGCGACTGAACTTACCAGAGTTATCAACATAACCTATAGTAGTACCTAGAGATATAGGTGCTATGTCTTTGTTATAATTAAATGTAGATATACTACGTAACTTAGCAGTATCAGGATTTAAAACTGTATCATCTGATGCAAGTAGGAATTGTTGGTTTGTACTAAATACTACCAAACCAGTATTGATAGCTATACCATCAAACAATTCTGATGGAAATGTAGATGCAGCAGATATATCAATAGGGTCAGAAGATGCTATAGTTAAAGCTGATTCACTAAAAAAGTCAGGTTTACCTAATGAACCCGGCCTAGATGTAATGACATTTTCTCCTGACAAGAATACTAATCTGTTACGAAAGAATAATACTTTGTTAATTCTACCTATAAAAGTATTGCTATTAGACTTTGGCTGTCCATCACTGGTTTTTACAAACGATGGCATAGGATTAGTTAGCTCATCGCCTATCTCTCTTTCAGCATATGTAAACTGTTTTATAGTAAATGTAGCTATCTCAGTAGATGTACCTTGGTTAGCTAGTGCTGTTCTCTGGATGACCAAAGGCATGTTAGTGAGGGTCTTTGGTATACCGGGTTTAGCACACTCAGACCAAGAGCCTGCTCCATCTCTATCGTTTTCGCCATCAAATCTTACATAGTAGTCATCTTCATCTGCCATACGAGAGTTAGATACTTTAACTATGTAACCATCTTTACATTGATTTGGTAATCTAGTTACATCGTTTACAGAGCTTTGCATAACTCTCATTAGGTCATCTTCTACTACTTCTACGTTAAAGGGGTTAGCACTAGATAGATACATACCTGTACCTATAACTGTACCAGTAATACCTGTCGGTAACTCAGCTAATATACCACCAAGAATAGTATCAGCAGTAACAGCTGTATCAGCATCAAATGGTGTAGGCTCTGGTCTAATAAGTTTTAAGTTAGCTTTTATCGCTGTGCTCTCATGATCTTCTACTCTTACAGTATAATCAGCACCTTCCATAGTTACTGTTACTGTGTCACCTGTAGTCCAACCTTCACCGCCATGTAGTAAAACTATTTCTACATTATAACTACATCTATAGTTGTTACCACCCGGCCCGTTAGAGCTAGCACTGTAGTTAGGACTAACACCTTGCTGACCTAGAGCAGTTATTCTAAATATAAGATTGGTTTTACTACCACTATCTACACTGAACACACCTGTACCAATACTAGGACAGTGTCCAGTACCATCAGTTTCATCGAGTGTATTACTCTGAACTTTTACACGTGTAGCTCTAGTAAGTGTAGTTGTAGTAGAGCTGTTATATAAATTAAGTCCATACTGCCTTCCGTTTTCTGTACGTAATAATTCTAGAAATGCAAAGTGAGGATCTGGTGTAGCATCTGTAGTTCCTGTGTGCCCAACTGCTGTGTTAGCATTAGACGTATCACGACTACTAACAAAGGTTGTATCGTTAATTGTAAGAAACTGTAGGTTTTCTGGATTACTTGTTGCTAAATAATTTTGTATTGCTGTCTGCCCTCCTGTACCATATACTATGGTTTGTGCAGCTCCAGCATTGTCTCCGTCAGCTTTCCACATTCTAAGCTGCCCATCTGCTGCAACTTGTCCTATGTAAGAGCCTTCGTTATCGTCACGATAGTAATGAAAGTACGCACCACCACTCTGAACATTAGCTAAAGCATCAGTTCCTATTCTGGCTGCACCCGGCCTTTTAAATAGACCCTTGGTTACATCTGGTATTGCGTTAATAGATTCTACTACCTGACCCGGAAATTTTAGGTTGTCAGGCTGTTCTGATATGCCTGCTGAATATTGTGGAATGGTTTGTGTTACGCCTGCCATTATCGTCTAAGGTTTCTGAATGGTTGATATGTTTGATATGCAGTGCCTTCTGGGAATCCCATCATGCTGTAGTCTGCCTGATTGCACTCATACTCTTGTAGTGCTGCTCTTGCTTGCTGCTCCTGTATTCCTAGTAGTTTTACCAAACCTGCGTTAGCGACAAGCTGTGTGGCTGCAATTCTAGATGCTTTGTATACAATAAATCTTTTGAAAGGAATAGGTAGATCTTCAAATTCATAAAGTCTAACAATATCAAGATCTATGTCACCATCAAATTCATCTGTGTGATCGGTCTTATCATACAAAAATCCATTACGACGTACAAGATCATGGTGTCTACGAGCTTGATTATCATGCAAGTCCATAGCAATTATGTCAGCACTTATTG